AACCGCAAGCTCATCGAAGACGCCCCACGGCTCATCGCCTACGGCATCAAGAAAGGATGGATCTCCTACCCCAAGAAACCTCGCACCCAACACACATGGATCACCAAGGACAGCCCACCGCTCGAACAGGACGATTCGTCAACATTCACAACGGATCCGTAATCGTCGAAGTCATCGGCCAAGGACAATACCGACTCGGAGAGACCCGCCGCACTGTAACCATCTACAGTCGAGACGGGTCTCTTTTCGTTCGCAATTCCCAAGAGTTCAACCGCATCTTCAAAGAACTCCCCAACGACAGCCAGTAGTCCGAACCCAGCAACGCAACGACATGACAACGCTCCTCGAACGAGCGGCGCTTTGGCTTGCCAAGGTACCGCCAGCCATCTCCGGATCCGGAGGGCACTCTCAAACCTACACCGCTGCCGTGGGCCTAGTCCACGGCTTCGGCCTTTCAGACACCGACGCATTCGCGCTCCTGTCCGATTGGAACCGCTCATGCCAACCTCCATGGCAGGACCGCGAACTGCTCCACAAGATCCGACAGGCCAATGAGAAGTCGCACTCCAAGCCCCGCGGGCACCTCGCCAATTCCTCAAGCACCGTGTCCATTGAGCCATTGGATCTGACACGGGTCCGGTTCAGCCGGCCAAAGCCTGTGGAGCCTCTGCGGGTACCAGAGGGGTCCGTGGAGCCGTCCGCGCCATCAAACCCGCCCGCAGCACCCATCCCGGCCTCGCAAGATGCCTCGGAGTTCAAGCGGTTCCTCACAAGTGCTTTCGCTCCAACCGAGGTGGTATGCATCTGCGAGCAGGTCGAGGACGGTAGGCCGATCAGTGCCGGCTCATTCCTCCCCATCGAGGATTGGATCGCTCGCTTCGATGACCCCGAATCCATCCTGTTCCGCAGCGACCGCACCGATGGCGTCTTCGTCCGCATCAACCCGTTCAAGCCCAACCTCTACAGCGGCTCCGACAACGATGTGATGGCCTACCGCCATGTTCTGGTGGAGTTCGATTCCAAGCCCAAGGCCGAGCAGGAACAGCTACTCCGATCCTCGGGCCTACCCATCAGCGTCCTCATCGACTCCGGTGGCAAATCCATCCACGCCTGGGTCCGCGTCGATGCCCCCAATCGCAAGGAATGGGACGCCCGCAGGGATCTGATCTACAGCAGCATCCCGGGCGTGGATCCCAAGAACAAGAACCCGTCGCGCTTCTCCCGGCTACCGGGCGCATGGCGCGGCGAAGAGAAGCAGAAGCTGTTGGCCAACTCCATAGGCGCCCGCTCGTGGGAGGAGTGGCTCACCGACCGCGAATCCATCGACGACAGCGCCACGATCGTATCGATCAAAGACCTGATGAACTTTGATTCGGACAACGATCCGGACAACCTCATCGGCAAACGGTGGCTCACCCGAGGCTCATCCATGATCCTCAGCGGGGGCACCGGCATCGGGAAATCCTCCCTCATGATGCAGATCGTCATCCGGTGGTGCCTCGGTAAGGACTTCTTTGGCATCGCGCCGGTGCGGCCATTGAAGATCGGGGTCATCCAAGCCGAGAACGACAAGGGCGACCTCGCCGAAGCCTTCCAAGGCGTAGGCCATGGACTCGACCTCAAGCCCGATGAGATGAAATCGCTCCAGCACCAACTCGAATTTCGCACCGAGGCCGTCCGCACCGGTGACGCATTCCTGGCTTATGCCCGCCGATTCATCCTCCGATCCAAGCTCGATGTCATCGTGGCCGATCCGCTCTTCTCATACTTCGGTGGCGACCTCAGCGATCAGGGCGAGGTCAGCGTGTTCTTACGCAACAAGCTCCAGCCCATCCTCCACCAGACCAAGGTCGCGTGGATCTGGATGCACCACATCTCCAAAGCCCAGCGCAAGGACGGAGAACCGCTCACCACCATGGAACTCGCCCACGCCGGGTTCGGATCCAGCGAACTCGCCAACTGGGCGCGGGAGATCGCCGTCCTGGCAGAAGTAGGCCAGTCGAAGCCCCGACGGTTCCAACTGGCCTTCTGCAAGCGCGGATCGAGGCTGGATGCTAACTCACTTCATCTTCAGCATTCTCCCAAGGGGATTGTGTGGGAGCAGTGGAATCCGATGGTGATGACTGGGGCGCAACTGAAGGAGCCGAAGCCTCCTGATCGCCGTACAAGGCGGCGCGGATAGGGCCCCAATAATCATTGTAAGCCTTTCGGTTAGCCGCCTCTTTCTCTTCCTGTTTCTTACGCTCCAGCTCCTCGGAATCCACATCCGGGGAGCTTTTCTCTTCCTGAACCTCAACCTCGGATTCAGGCTCCTCCTCCTCGCGCTTGCGCGATCGCTTACGCTCCAGTTGGCCAAACAACCTCTCGTGCTTCTTCACAGAAGTCTTCAGATACGCAACATCACGCTTCAGCTCATTGATGGTTCTCAAGAGCAGCGAAACCTTGTCCTCATCCTCCGGAGGCACCCAGTCGCACCCACGCCATTGCCTATGAACCATGTCATATACAATCACCTGGGACTTCTTGTTCCTCATAGAGTTGAACGCACGGATCGCACGGCCAAGCTCACATCTCAGATTATCACGGATGTAGGCCAGAACCTCGGATCGATCCGGGTCGGCATCGTGGCGTTGCGGGGGCATCAGTCGGAACATCGACCGAAGGGTTGAACCATTGTCCAGATAACTCATAGCAAGACCAGAATGCGTCATGCACGGCAACATGTCAATGTAAAGGAATGTTCATTTTGCAGGGCATACCAAGAAGTTCCCATAGCCACTGCTACCTCCCTAGAGGGAGTCTTGTCACTCCCTCTTCTAGGGAGTTAAAAACCGCTTACGCCGCAACGCTTTCGGGGGCTCGTGCCGGCCCCCACGCTGCGGCTGCGGTTTTTCAATGACCCTCCACTGATTGCGAAGTATCGGGTTGGATGGATGGATATGGATGCCTCGCAATCGAGCGGAAAGGGGTCGCCAGTGCGTCGGAGGGGTGCTTCCGCATCAAATTGCGAAAGCGGGGTCCGCGGGGCTGGAAACGGAAAGCCCCCGGATGGGTGGTCCGAGGGCTCCGCGGGGTGGTGAGCTGGATGTTTGGCCTACTCGCCAGCGACATCCTTCCACTCGGCGATCAGAGTTTGGCACCGAGGGCAGATCTTCTGGAGCCCGAAGTACACGCACGAGCAATGCGTCCGATCAGCCATTCGATGGCCCGCTTTCAATATAGCAGCCATCTTCTTGGATGTTTGGTCGGTAATGTATAAACGCTTTATATCAACAGAATCCAGAAGACCCTTGTTAGCTGCCTCAAGTTCCTTGATGCGGCTCCTCATGTCGGCCACATCGGATTTGTATATAAGAGTGTAATGGTCGAAGTTCATTTGTATCCTTTGAATTCGTTGATGTAATATACCGAGTCTTCGATCGTTCGCTTGCTCAGCACCCGATTCTTTCCTCCCCTGATGCAGCGTTCCAGCAAGTCGGCCAAGTGACTCCCGATCTGGATCTTAGCGATCGCTTCACGGAATACCTCGTCATGCTCCTGGCTCGTCCTCACGCGGGCATCGCGGAGTTCCTCAAGTAACCTCTCAATGTTTGGGCTCATGTCGGATGGAAGCCTACCACTCCATGCCCCAAGGTCAAGCGGGAAAACGTGGAGTATGGATGGAATATTCTGTACCGCTCCATGCTCCATGCTCGGGGCCAGCGGGTTCCGGATTCCGAGTTTCCGAATTCCGAATCTGGTATGGGGTATGGGGCATAGCCCGGCATGAGCGGGTCGGACACGGCGTGTCTCACCTGGTTGGACATTGGGTGTCCTAGGGGGGCGGGCGATCGGCAAGGAAGGAAGGGATCGGCAGACACCGGATCAGGGCAAAGAAAAACCCCGTGGGGATTCCACGGGGTGGGGGGGGGGAGACTGGCCGACTTGTCAGCCGCCGTTCCCGGCTAGGGCCGAAAGCACCATCAATGCAACGAATAGGGCAGCAAGGAGGAGGTAACCCAAGGCGCGAAAGAGGTCGGTCACGAGACGTAGCAAGGAAGGGGTTTTCCGTCGATGTCCACGATGATCACTCCGGAGCCGCCGTCATGACGCGCCTGCTCTTCAGACTCTGCGGCCTCTTGAGGCGTCGCAGCACGAAGAAAGGATCCGTCCATGTAGCTGTGGAGGGTTTTCACTTCGAGGACATAGTCGGAGGAAATCCAATGGGTGGTTTTCATCGGCTCAGAACAGTTGAATGACAACCCCGCCGTTGAATTTGACAACCTGCGTGTGATCGCGGAGCCACTCCAAAGCCTCAGGCTCGCAGTCGGTGTCGTTGCCGCAGACTTCCTTGAAACCGTATTCTTTAGCGGCAGTGAGCGCGGAAGGGTATTCGGCCCACTCACAGCAGATTCCAACGGGGTCCAATTCAAGCTCGACCCCGCAAGAGTCCTCGTATTCTTCGAGGTACTCGAAAAGAGCGAAAAGCGCGGGGCGGCTGAATTGGGTTTCCCTCCCGCAATCGCGGAAGGATTCGACGAACTGGTAACTTGTAACTGTGGTTTTCATGATTTGTTGAATCGGGCAGTGATTACCCGCCATTCCCTACCAGTTGCCCGATAGGGAATCGCGGACGGTCACTTGGCCCACTCAATCGCTCGGCCTTGACGCGCAAGGTCGAAGGAGTCGAACCGCTTGAACAAGTCCGCGAACCGTTCCCATTGCCACTCGGACGGAGGCCGAACTGGTTCAAGCTCTCCGGATTCGGACACCGTGCACAGAACCGGAGTCACTCGGATCGATGAGATGAGTACTTGGGATTCGACGTTGAACGCGAAGTCCGGACACCAATGGCCGAGTGGCCCGCCGATAGTTTCCATAGTCTGAGTTGTCTCAAATCCCGCACCGATCGAATCGAGGAACTTGAAAGCAGTCTCCCGGTCGAAAATCCCGGACATCTGCACATCCGAGATGCATGCCCAAAAACCCTCGCGCCCGAACTTTTCCTTAAGCTTGCGGCAGATTTGAAAGCGGGTTTCACCACGCACATCGTCCAGCCGATCGAGGATGGCCCGTGGAATCGAACCCTGCTTTGCAAGGTACTGATACTCTGAGTCAAAGGGTTCGGATGGTTCGACCGGAAGTCCCGGCCAAGCTTTTAAGACATCCGGTAAGGTAGTATCGCAGGGATGCCACTCGCACAGGTCCGGATGCTCTCCAGAGAAGCTGGCGACGATTGAGAAGCCGAGGCGGTATTTCACATTGCACCCCCAATCAAAGCATCGGCGAGGAGCCAGATGACCGGGAGGAGGAGGATGTGAAGCGCTAGGAATCCTAAAGCGCGGAGGAGTTTGAAGCGTGTTTTCATGGTGTAGGAAGGAACCGGTGATCGGTTCACGGGGAGAAAATCGCAAAGAAGGCGGCACTTGTCAATACTCATGCACAAATATTTCAAGGTGGTTCACTTTATGGGGCAAAGTGAGGGCATGGCCAGGAGGAAGAAAGAGGAAGCAAGCGCCGCCCAGGTTGTGGAGAAGAGGAGAGTGGGGAGGCCTCGAATTCCTGTTTCAGAGGATGACCAAAAAAAAGCCCTCGAAGCCTGCAAGCTCGGGATCCCTCTAGAGCGGGTAGCTATCCTCTGCGGGTTCCCGTCTGGCAACGCTGGACGCTGGCATGACTTCCTTCGACGCAATCCAGACTTCGCGGACCAACTGGAGAAGGCGAGGCTAGAGGGTGAGCTAGAGCTTTCATCGGTTGTTCGCCAGTGCGGCAATGGTTGGCAAGGATCCGCTTGGCTACTGGAGAGAACCCGCGGGTACGTCGCACGTGCCCAATTGGAGCACACCGGCAAGGGTGGCAAGGAACTCTCAGTATCCGGAGCCCTACTAGGAGCATTCGGAGGGAGCAAATAGGACCACGGGGGGGGGACCACCCCAAGAGGGGGGTGGGTGTTACCTGTATACCCCCTCACCCAACCACCACAAATTTTATGCCAGTCAAGCAAATTAAGCGTAAGAAATCCCCTTCACTCGGAATGGGTTCTCACATCCCTGCGTGGAAGCAGCGTAAGCTCCTGGAGGAGGCGCAGCAGTTGAAGAATTTCCCGAAGATGATGCTTGGCCTACGTGATACCTACCCCTGGCAGGAGGCGGTGCTCGGGGCGTTGAACGAGAAGCACTCGAAGGTGGCTCTGAAAGCTGCGAATGGCTCTGGCAAGACGAGCATGGTGGCCGCGAGCGCGGTGGTATGGCATATGCTTCGCTGGCCGGGGAGCTTGGTGGTGTGTACTGCTGGCGTGTACCGACAGGTGGCCGATGCTCTGTGGCCTCATCTGCGGAAGATGATCAATGGGTTGGGTGGCGAGGAGAACGGCTTCTCGATCAAGGATGGCGAGATCCGCTATGTGTACCCGAAGAGAGGGGTGGATGGTCAGGAGCTGGTGAGCCGGTGTATTGGGTTCAGCGCCAGCAACCCGGAGAAGGCGGAGGGCTGGCACGTTCAGGGTCCGAGCAACGACCTGATGTATATCGTCGACGAGGCGAAGGCTGTACCGGACGGGATATTCCAGTCGATGGAGCGGTGCCAGCCGACGCGGACCCTGCTGATGAGCAGCCCGGGGGGTAGCTCCGGGTACTTCTACGATGTATTCAGGCGGAACGACGGCAAGTGGCAGACCTTCACGGTGACCGCTTACGATTGTCCGCATATCCGGAAGGAGTGGATAGCGGAGCAGATGGCCCGCTGGGGCGAGGGTCATCCGCTGGTGCGCTCGATGATCTACGCGGAGTTCATGGAGGATGACGGGAGCCTGACCGCGGTGAAGACGGCTGACTGGCAGAAGGTTGTATCTGGCCCACCTAAGGAGGATACGGAGGGTCACCGTCTGACCGCTGGCTGCGATTTCTCAGCCGGCGGCGACGAGAGCGTGATGGTTATCCGCCATGGGAACACGGTGAAGGGGCTGATCCGCTGGCGGGACAAGGACACGATGGCCAGTGTGGGGCGGTTCATAGCCGAGTTCCGCAAGTGGAAGCTCAAGGCCGAGGACATCTACGCGGATGTGGGAGGCATGGGCGTGGTCATGTGCGACGCCCTGAGGGCCGAGGGCTGGGATGTGAGGCGAGTGAATTTTGGTGAGCGGGCCATTCGGGATGATCAGTTCGTGAATCGAGCGGCGGAGATGTGGATTGAGTTCGGGCGGATGGTGGAGGAGGGTAAGGTGAATCTGGGACCGGTCGGGACGGACGAGGTGCTGCTCCAGCAGTTCGTGAGCCGGAAGGTGCGGACCAATGGGAAGGGGAAGCTCACGCTGGAGGGCAAGGATGAGTTGCGGGCGAGGGGTGTGAACAGCCCGGATCGGGCGGATGCGATGGTGTTGGCCTTCTGTGGTGGTGGCGGGAAGCGGATGGACGAGTACATGAAGGCGCTGGGCGAGGATGGGCGGAGCCTGCTGGAGCGGATGGAGGATGAGCTAGGGGCGATAGAACCGGAGGGGGTTGCGCTTGCTGGTTGCGAGGTAGGGGGATAAAGGAAGGGAGGACATTTATGATGACCGATAAACAGCGGAATGCGTTGCAGGGGCAGATTGTTGAGGCCGTGGGCCAGCGGAGCCCGTGGGAGTTGCGGCAGACTCGGTGGTATGAGTTGCGCCATCATGGATTGCGCCGAACGAACAAGCCTTGGCCGAAGGCCGCGGACCTGCACTGGCCGCTGATCGATACCGCGATCGAGAAGCTGAAGCCCTTGTTCCTCCAGCAGGCGCTGGGCATGGATGTCGTGGCCAGCTTTGTGCCGATGAGGCAGCAGTTGAATGCGTACACGAAGGTGGCGGAGGACTGGTTCAACTATAAGATCCGGGACAAGACCAACTTCGTGGACGAGGTGCTCTCCTGGGTGGACTACACGCTGATGAGCGGGCGTGGGGTGATGAAGTGCTTCTGGAACCCGGGCGATAAGCGGGTGGGATTCGAGGCGGTGGACCCGATGTATTTTGTGGTGCCGGCGTATACGGTTGACCTCCAGGATGCGGATTGGGCGGTGCATGTGATGCCGATGAGTGTCCCGGCGTACAAGCGAATGGCTGGCCAGTTCGGGTGGAAGAGTGATTCCAAGACGATTGAGAAGATCCGGGGTAACCCGCAGCAGGATGACAATATCCCGGGGGCAGCGACCGAGGATGATGCGAAGCAGTTGCGCGAGGGTATCACGTACACAAATAACACGGATGGCGTGATTGTCTGGGAGGTGTACCGGAAGCGGGATGACGGGGTGTGGGAGGTGTATCTGTACAGCCCCGCAGCGGTGGATCTGGATTTGCGCGATCCCATGGAGCTGCCATACGACCATGGCCAGCTTCCGTTCGTGGATTTCCCGTACGAGATCAAAGACAAGGGATGGTTTAGCCCACGAGGCGTGTGCGAGATCCTGGCTCCGTTCGAGCTGAGCATGACCTCGATGTGGAACCACAAGCATGATGCGATGACGCTGTACAACCGCCCGCTCTTCCGGGCGGAGCGGGAGTTGCCGAACAGCATCAATCTGCGGTTCCAGCCGGGACAGATTCTCCCGTATGGCGTGGCTCCGGTGCAGATGCCGCAGCCGCCGGTGAGCTTCGATCAGGAGCTGAACCAGACGCGGGCGGTGGCTGAGAACCGGATCGGTAGCCCGGATTACGCGATGGGCAGTGTGATGAGCGGTGGCAGCGACCGGAGAACTGCGACCGAGATCCAGAGCATCAACGCGCAAGCCATGCAGAGCGGCGATCTCCGTGCGCGGCTGTTCCGAATGGCGCTTGGCAAGCTCTACCGGCAGGCGTGGGGCTTGTATGTGCAGTATGATTCCAAAAGCCTGCGGTACCGGTTTGCTGAAGACTCGTTGGAGGCGGACCCGGTCGCGCTGCACGATCAGTACGAGCTGGAACCAAAGGGTGGAATGGACATGGTGAGCCGGCAGATGATGGTTCAGCAGGCCATCAACCGGAAGCAGTTGTTCATGAACTCGCCCTGGGTGGATCAGGTGGAGCTGGACAAGAGCATCATGGAGCTGGACGACCCGAGTCTTGTGAAACGGCTGCTCCGGGATCCGGGCCAGAAGGCGGCGGATGAACTGGAGGACGAGACCAAGACGATCCCGACATTGCTCGTGGGCATTCCGGTGCCGGCCAAGCCCGGCCAGAACTATGCGGGTCGGATCGGGGTGTTGATGCAGTACCTGAATGGCGCGATGCAGCAGGGCCAGCAGTTGAGCCCGGTGAGCAAGAACGCGTTCATGATGCGGATCGATAGCCTGTTGCAGGGCTACGAGCAGGTGGCTACGAACGAGGCGCGGAAGCTGCGGAAAGAGATCCAGAAGTTCTTCGAGAGCACGGGATTGCTGGTCGCCCCAGAGGCTCCACCCCCCGCTCCGGTCCCTGAAGCCCCCGTGATGTAAAGATGATTACCGTGACATGTAAGGATTGCCGGTTCTATTGTGTGGACGGGACCTGCCGCAGGTTCCCGCCCGCGGGAAGACCCAGTTGTTGGCCCACTCTGAATCCCAACGACTGGTGCGGCGAGTTCGAGGCCAAGAAGATTATGATACCACTCACCGAGGGAACCGTCGTCCAATGCAGCGTCACGCCGACCACGCCTCGGGAGATCGAGCCTGGAGGCTTGCAGGCCCTTGAGGAGGGCGTTGCACCGAAGATGCGGGTCCAGAGGAAGAAGCCGGTGTCCGATCTCAAGGAGATTCAGGAATCACCAATCTTTGGAGAGGGCTGATATGGCTGAATATCAAGGCAAAAAGGTTACACTCAACAAGCCCTTCTACACTCCGGGCGAGAAGAAGAAGAAGGCGGTGTACGTTCGCAATCCCAAGGGGACCGTGATCAAGGTGCGCTTCGGTGATCCGAATATGGAGATCAAGCGGGACGATCCGGAGCGTCGGAAGAACTTCCGTGCGCGGCATAACTGCGATACGGCCAAAGACCCTACTAAGCCAAGAACGTGGTCCTGTCGGGCCTGGTGACCCATTTCCAACATGAAGAAGAAATCCAAGTTCAGTAAGCTCGCCACCCAGCTCAAGAAAGAGGGTGCTGATGATCCTCGCGCACTTGCTGCCTACATCGGTCGCAAGAAGCTCGGAGCCGCAGAGTTCATGCGCCGTCAGGCCGCAGGCCGGAAAAAGGCCGCAAAGTAACCATGATCTCCATCACCGCACGAGTCCGCGCTGCTTGGACCTTTGGCCGACATCAGTGCTGGGTGAATCCGCTTCCTTGGCGCAAGGAGGATGCCAACGCACTGAGCAACTTTTTCAAGAGCGATAGCGGGAAACGCTTCAAAGACGCTCTGCTGAATACCGTTCTCATGCAGAACGCTTCAGCCATAACTGACCGAAACCATTTGCAATACTCATCAGGCTTTGCAATGGGTCAGGCCAGTCTTGTGAAGGTCATCGAGATGATGGCCGACCAAGAATCAATTACGGGGCAGGAAGATGATCCGGATTCTGCCACGAACACATAGGATCAAAGTTGCGGTTGTTGGTCTGTGCGGACCAGCAAACGAGTAAATGCACAATATGTCAGATGAAACACTAAGTGCCGATGCGATGCTCGCTTTGGCCAATGACTACGATGCCGGTGTCGATATCGACAGCCAGCCTAAGGAGTCGTCTCCTAATACCAATGAGACGGCTGCTGCTGAGCAAGATTCCCCCGATGAGGGGAACGCCGGTAAAGAGGTCGATGGTGGCGAGCGGGAGGTAGGCGCTAAATCAGAGCCCGAAGCGAAGGCCGAGAAAAAGGCGGAGCCGAAGGACAAGAGCAGCAAATTCGCTCAGGAACAGAACCGAAAGGCAAAGACCTGGGAGCAAATCAACGCTGAGAAGGAGGCCCTCAAGGCTGAGCGCGAGGCGGTGAGGCGGGAAAGGGAGGAGTGGAGCAAGCAGCGGGAGCAATCCAAGACTGCCGAGACCAATTCCTTCCGAGATGAGAAGGGCTACACGGCGGAGGACTACGAGGCTGCGGCCAAGGAGTTCGATGCCGATGGCGATTCTCAGTTGGCCAAGGCAGCGCGAGCCAAGGCTGATGGAGTCCGAAAAGCTGCTACGGAGCGACAGCAGAAGGCGCAGCAGGAGAAGTTCGCAAAGGCATGGTCTGATTCGTATGCACGGTTGTCCGAGAAGGAGACTTGGCTGAAGGATCAGAACAGCCCCGAGTACAAACGTACTGTCGAACTGCTCCAGAAGGTGCCGATGCTGACATCAATGCCCGATGGACTTGTCCATGCGGTGGAATTGATGAAGCTCCAGGACAGTGCGTCCAAGGCTCAGTCGATCGAGGCCGAGAACAAGGCTCTGAAGGAACAACTCAATAAGCTCCAGCAGAAGACCGCTATTGGCAAAAGCGTACCGGCAGGACAACTCAAGGCTGAAGAGAAAGATTTCTCGAAGCTGTCTCTCAAGGAGCAGAGGGAGGCGCTGTTGAAAGCGTCGAGGGCGTTCGACCGGGACGAAAACTGATAGCACAACCACAACTAAAATATGCCAGTTACTACTTCAACCACGCTCACCAACCAGTTCCAGAACTACTTCAGCAAGGAGCTGCTCTCGATCGTCCAGCAGGAGACGATTCTGGATCAGTTCTCCATGAAGGCTCCGATCCCCAAGAACAATGGTAACAAGGCCATCTCGATGTTCCGTTTCGGACCGCCGAGCGTTGGCAGTGTTCAGACCATCAGCTCTGAGGGTACCCCGATCAGCTCCGCCAACTACCGCGCTCTGGCCCTCAACAGCCTGAGCAAGTCGCTGGCTCAGTATGGTCAGGTGATCGGTTTGACCGACATCCTCCGCGCCACCGACCTGTTCAACTCGCTCCAGCAGGCCACCAAGACCTCTGGTCTGGACATGGCCCTCTGGGTTGACTCGGTGATTCGTAACACCCTCGTTGGTTCCAACCTCACCGCGAGCGGTTCGTCCATCGGTTCCGGTGCCGAGGGTTCCGGTACGTTCGATAACTCCGATGCTTGTAACACCGCTGCTGCTTCCGGTGGTATCAAGGTGTACGGTAACCCGGCCACGCTGACGACCCAGACCTTCTCTGCGCTGAACAGTGATACCACCGCTGCCAACACCACGATGACCGCTTCGGCTGTCCTCGATTCCATGACCCGCCTGCGGCGCAACCGCGCCCCGCTGATCAACGGCGGCTACGTCCTGGCCACCGACCCCCGTGTGACCCGCGACCTGATGCGCGACAGCGACTGGTTGAACGCCTCCAACTACGGCAACAAGGGCCAACCGTTCTACAAGGGCGAGGTTGGTTCCATCTACGGTTGCCGCGTGGTCACCCAGACCAACTCGTTCGTCAGCACCGGCTCCGGCACCGCTGCCGATGAGTTCGTTTATCAGGCGACCTCCGCCGGTGGCGGTCTGGCCGTCAGCAAGGACATCATCGCCTCGTTCTTCTTCGGTAACGAGTCGTTCGGTATCCCTGCTCTGACCGGTGATGATCCGTTGTCCCCGCGCATCGTGATCACCGATACCCCCGACAAGTCGGATCCGTTGAACCAGCTCGTCACCGTCGGTGTGAAGCTGTACTTCGCCGCCCTGCGTCTGGCCGCTGGTAACACCGGTTCGACCGGTAACCCGGTGTGGTATCTTGTCCATCGGACCAAGACCTCGACCACGCTGTAATATGCGACCAAAGACGGCCACCATCATGGTGATCGCCGTCAGCCCGAAGGGGCATCATCGTAAAGGTGGTGCCCCTTCTTCTCATTCCGCTTGCGGATGCGAAGAGGCTGACAACAATGCGCCCATGATTTCGATTCCAGTCGAGGCCCTTTCCACCGATATGGAGGATGGCCAGCAGGCTATGCCCGAGGTTGGTGATGAAGTGGTTTTGGACGATGTTCGCGGCATTCTCAAGAAGCTGGATAACGGCGAAGCCTACGTCGAAATCCGTAGCGTCAACGGCATGCCTGCCGAGTACGAGAACAAGGATGAGAAGGCCATGGCCTCCAAGGAGCCGATGGACGAGAAGGGCATGCGGAAGATGGTCGAGGATTACGACAGCGAGATGGAGTCCTAAGATGCCGATCTACACCTTCGAGAACAATGGTCAGTGCATCGAGCACATCGCTCCGATGGGTACCGATTCTCTTGTCCTTGATGGGAAGCGGTGGAACAGGCAGCCGGTGGCCCGCTTCGGGGTCACCGGCTTTGCTCGCGAGACCGAACTCAAGGACCAAGTGAAGAAGGGATTCAGCCGGTTGGAAGACCGCCAAGGATCCCGCTTCGAGAGCACTTTCACCAAGAATCAAATCCGGAAGATCTGGGACATATGAGCGACGTAACAAATCAGGCCATCGAGTATTCGATGGGACAGGGCGGTTTCCAGCTCGTGACCGACACCACGCTGACCACTGGCCCGTTTGTGGCCATCACCACCATCGCCCCGACCACCTTTAGCTCGATCACCGGAGGCAACATCAGCGGATCCTGGTCCACAGCGACCATCCCTGCTGGTATTACCCTGCCGGGACCGATCACGAGCTTCCAGATTTCCAGCGGTCAGGTGATCGCATTCAATGGCGTGATCAACTCGTGACACTCGCTCTCGGCACACGACTGGTATCGAACGGCGGGGGTAATGTTACCCCTGGCGATCTACCTATCCTGCGCCGGGATTTGCTTCAGGAGGACGACTTTTTCGTTCTTTTGGAGGATGGTGACAAGATCGTCATCACGTTTGGGACTTTTGACTCTTTAGACTTGGAGAATGGGGATTTCCTACTCCAAGAGGACAGTGGCAAACTCATCATTCAAGCTAACTAACAGTTTATGGCAGATACAAAAATCACAGCACTGACGGCGATCACGACCGTCGATCCCGCGGTGGATGTCCTTCCCATTGTCGATGTCAGCGACACGACCATGGCTGCATCGGGCACCACGAAGAAGATCACCAGCAACCAGCTCTTGGGAGCCGGCGGCACCGCCACCCTCGCCTCCGCCACCATCACCGGCGCGGCTACGGTGGGGACGACGCTGGGTGTGACGGGTGTATCGACGTTTGCTGCTGGCACACAACTGCTTCCCGCTCTCACAACGACCGGAGACACTAACACTGGCATCTATTATCCTGCGGCAGACACGTTTGCTGTCACTACGGGAGGCACTGAGCGTTATCGTGTGGATTCCTCCGGAAATTTTGGCGTTGGAGTTACGCCGTCTGGTACTGGCGGTTGCTTGCAACTCAAGAGCGGCATCACCTTCCCCGCCACTCAAGTGGCTTCGTCCGATGCGAACACGCTCGACGATTACGAGGAGGGGACTTGGACTCCCGTTTTCCAAGGCACGGTTACAGCTGGAACATACGTGTATTCAACGCAAGTCGGGCGATATACAAAAGTAGGAAATTTGGTTACTGTGTTTGGTCATTTGGTGATTAGCAGCATTACAACGGCAGCAACAGGTGTTATGAGAATTGGAGGTTTGCCTTTTACCACCTCTTCCGTAAACGTTTACGCTGCTGGGACGGTTGGGTACACTGACCTTATAACAATTTCTTCCGGAACGCTTGCTTTGAGCGTAAATACAAGCGCCGTTATTATAGATATGTACAGGATAATTAGTGGAGCAGGCGTTGGGTTTATCACCCCATCTGACTTGGTGGCCAATACCAGAATCAACTTCACAGCAACCTACTTCGTCTAATCCTATGCTCACCGAACGCACCATTTTCTCGCTCTGCGAGGTTCTTCCCAACACGACGCTTCAGGTTCGCCTGTCGGACCAGATCGTCGATGGAGAAGCCGTGAAGGCTTCCACCTTCCGCCGCTACTGTCTCGCTCCCGGCTCAGACCTTACGGGTCAGCCCGAGCAGGTTGTAGCGATTGCTGGAGCCGTATGGACTCCTGCCGCTGTCGCAGCCTACGCCGCAAGCCAAACTCCTAGCCCCACCATCCAATGATCGTACCAGTCAATATCGTCGCAGTGCAGTGCAATCAGAACAACTCGCTGTTCGTCACGACCGGAATCGATTACGACAACAGCGGTTCGATTGTGGGTTCTGAGATTACCTCGCAATATACGCTGAATCCCGGTGACGACCTTACTGGTCAGCCAACCGAGGTGGTGAATATCGCGAATGCGTTGTGGACTCCGGCGGTTGTTGCGGCTTACAAAGCGTCTCAACCCAAGCCCGAGTAACATGGACGCAACCAACCACGGCGGTGGAACGAATGGACTCGTAGCCTCACTGGCAACATCGGCAGCAGCTACCGGAGCCTCTATGCTCCCGCAGCTCACAGATGGAGTCCGATTCCTTTCCGCCGTGGTCGGCCTTGCCGCCGCTTGCGTCGCGTTGTATAAAGCTATCCGCAAATGAAAAACACCAAAACCACACTCGCCGGACTCGGCGTCATCCTCGTTGCAATCGGCGGGGCCTTAAAGGCCATCTTCGACGGTGATCCGGCTACCTCGGTCGATCCGACGGCTACAATTGCCGCGATCTCTGCGGGCATCGGCCTCATCATGGCCAAGGACGCCGAGAAGACCGCCGCCCCCATCGAACCCAAGGCGTGAACTGGGTCTATCAGATCCTGAAGGCCCTGCTCGACTGGCTCCGAGAAACACCACCCACCGATGTGCAACATGGCAAAGCTCCCGAGGCCCTCAAGAGCGATCTGGCTGATCGCATTGCTGGCCTGCCTAGGCTGCCAGATGACCAAGGTGGTCCTGGTCCCTTCCGGTGATCCGGTGATGCTGGCCAAGCCGGTGAAGGCCAGCGTGTACGGATTCGACAAGGACAAGAAGCTGGTGGGGCCGTCTACAGTGATCATCCCCGCGGGCTGGTACGCTTTGCCCAAGCAATAGCTACTTCCTGATACGACGGTACCCCTGACGCCAGAGGATGAGTCCTAGCCATTGACCATGGCGATCGACTTCATCCTCTGTCCATTCAGGGTGCATGTGATGTAGCAACTCATGCACCAACACCTCGATCCGCTCCTTCTCCTTCAAGCGCGGATCAATCTCGATGAGACCATCACCAACCCATGCCAACCCCATGGCATTGTGACGCATCAGTTTCCTTTCAGTGATTCGGATTCTAGGTGTTGCCATAACGCTTGCACGATTATCTACAAAATGCTTGCAATTCTGCGTGACCGTTGTTCCAGCAAAAAAGCGGGTAATGGCTATCGGTTGCACTCACGGCAATCGGGCCAATCAGAATGCGCTCGCTGCCGCGCTTCTTTTCCGTGATCAGTTTCGTCCCGATGAGGTCATTCACTTGGGGGACGCCTATGACCTTGCTTCGCTTCGAGCAGGCGCTCTGACCAACGATAACGACTCGGATGCCGCAGACGATTACCTTGATGATATCGATCAAGGGAGGCGGTTTCTGGGGGAGCTTCGGCCCACGGTGTTTATTGTTGGCAATCATGATGAGCGGGCCAAAAGGCTGATTCACCACCACAACACCGTCGTCCGCGGGTTCGCGGAGGCGATCTGGCAAAGGATGATAGAGCCGATCGAAAGGCATGCTCGGGTATTCATCAAGACCCATGATGTGTTGCCAAGGTCGTGGTTCAGTCTTGGAGGTTACAAATGGGGACACGGGATTCTCTACGGCGAAAACTTCCTTCGTGATACCGCCGAGACATGGGGCAACACTGTTGTGGCCCACGCTCATCGCGCCGGCATGGCCACGGGACGACGAAGCGATAACCCTGTGTGCTTGTCACCAGGAACACTCGCTGACGTTCCCTGCATGGATTACGCGCTGAGGAGACGCGGTACGCTGGCGTGGTCACACGGCATCGTCTTCGGCGAGTACACTGAAGACAGCGCACAGCTCTACGTTCATCAGTGGAAACAAGGAGAGACCGAATGGAATCTGCCGAGCTTTTAAGGCGCATCCGGGACGAGATCCAGCGCAAGGTTCAGCAGCCCACAAGCGAATGGAAAACCGCGGTCCAGTGGGGCAAAGAATGGGGGCTTGCGAGGGCTCAAACCAATCAAATGCTGACCTCGGCGGTCAAGAACGGCATCATGGAGTTTCAGACATTTCGGATTCCGATGCCAACCCGCGCATCTTACCCAGTGCCACACTACCGCCAAAAGCCCAACCCAAAGCCTGAAACCGCGTGACAATTCGCAAGTCTTGGCTCGCACTACCTCCAAGAGAATAGTATGGGAACACCACTCACAGGCAGTACCGTCGCCAGCACCTACACTGGCCTGCTGAAGACCGCCGATAACGCCACGCTGACAGGTGTTCTCAGAACACTCAGCGACGGCAGCGGAAACGATTCGGCGCTCCAAGTCTCCACCACCGCGCTCAACTCCACCGGAGACTTCAGCGTCGCAACCAGCCGCTTCACGGTCGCTTCCGCCAGCGGCAACACGGCTGTGGCCGGCACCCTCAACGTCACCGGTGCCACTTCTCTCAGCTCCCTCACGACCAGCGGCAACGCCACCATCGGCGGAACCCTCGGAATCACCGGTGGACTCACGATCCCCGGCACCCTGTCAGTCACCGGCATCTCCACGCTCACCGGAGCGGTTGGCATGGGCAGCACCCTCAACGTCACCGGAGCCTCCACATTGGCCAGCCTTGGTGTCACCGGCGCTGCTACGGTCGGAACCACGCTGGGTGTCACCGGACTCTCTACGCTCGCGAGCCTCGCAGTCACCGGTGCCTCTACGCTCAATAGCCTCGCGGTTACCAATGCGGCTACGATCGGCACCACGCTCGGTGTGACCGGATTGTCCACCCTGGCGAGTCTGTCGGTGACGGGGGCTGCTACCGTGGGATCTACGCTCGATGTCACCGGTAACACTACGCTCACCGGAGACCTCACTGCCAACGGAAACACCACGCTTGGAAACGCCGGCACCGATACGCTGACGCTCAACTCGGACAACATCACGGCTCCCAACATCTCAACTGTTACGGTTGATTTGACAAATGATAAGGTGTTGATCTCCGATGCAAGCGATTCAAACAAGGTTAAGGTTGTTACTGTTGGATCAATAGGAATCAATGCTACAAACGCTCCTCAGTGCGTTCAACAAGTATCCGATGATCGAATCACATATACCGGTGGGCTTACTGCTCCTGGAACGGAAATCGCAACTGTAACAAAAACAATAACTCCAAGATCTACTGGATCAAAAGTTTTAGTAAGCATAGTTCTTAACTATTCGTGCGTTACCAATACGTCTCAATTTGTTTTGTTTAGGCTTACTAGAAATGGAACTGAGATTGGAACTTCTGTTGGAGCAGGTCAAAAAGGTATAGCTTCAGGAAGCTATGAAGATGGTGAAGTTAACGCGGTTAACAACACTAAGATTGAATTCTTTGATTCCCCTAATAGCTCAAGTGCTGTTACTTATAAGATTAACGTTTTCAGTCCTCTTGGCGCAACAAACCTGTATTTAAACTATGCAATAAATGGTGGGACTAGTTTTACAACAATCTCCACAATGACCTTGCAAGAGTTCTTCGCATGAAACCCTCCGAAGTAGCCCAAGCGGCCTGCGACAAGCTCTCGTTCACGGACTCGGCCACCCTCACGTTGGCCAAGAAGTTCTGCATCCGCCGCTACTCAATGATCTGGGACTCGTGCCTCTGGAACGATACCCTCGGAGTCGTCTCCACCCCGGTCACCAACGGCCAAGAACTCGTCACCATCTCCGATTACGTCACCGCCACGTACACTTCCGGGACCGGTTACAACATGTTCCTCGACTTCCCGGTCGCATCCCGTTTCACGGTCTCCGGTGATACCGATGGCATCGAAGTACCAGCCGCCGAATGGGTCTCGTTCTTCCAGCTCGATCCCAACACTTGGAACAACGTCGATAGCCGCAAGTCCACACCCGGCAACTTTGTCAACTGGGCTCGCGTCCTCGGTGTCTCCTACGGTGAAGCCGGTGTCCCGCGCATCAAGCTCATCCCGACACCCAATACCAACGGCACCCTCTTCATCCTGGGCAAGAAACAGTCCCAGATGCGCCAGTTCGGCGAAGCCCAGACCATCTCGAACGATACCAACTTCGAGTTGCGCGGCGTCGAGAACGCACTGATGGCCTACACAGAAGGCGATCTCCTCGAATACTCTCGTCAGTACGGCAAGGCGCAGGCCAAGTTCCAAGAGGGCGCTGCTCAGGTCTCCATTATGAAAGACATGGAGCGTGGCCAGCAGCAGCAGATCAGCCGCATCATCCCGGATAGCCTCTACGATTACACGTTCCAGGACATCCTCTAATGCCTTTCCAATCCTCAGACGCGCTCGATGACCAGATGCTTCTGGATGGAAGCACTGGCTTCTCCACCGGGGTCATCTCCGCCACTCGTCCCGATGCCATTCCTGCCACCAGCATGGAAGAGGCAATCAACATGGACTATGACGACTTCGGCAACCTCGTCACACGCCTCGGGACCCTGTCGCTGACCGGCAACAGCGAATCGCGCAACTGGGAAGACATCATCACCAACTGGGAGTCCACCACTTCCAACTTTGCCAGTAACCTGCCCACCAACTCGCAGGTCTTCTCTGGCTTCTATTTCGATACCGCGGCTTCCGAGCGCCTCGTCATCGCGGTTCTCAATCGGAACACCGGTGCCAAGAGCCTCTACTACGGATCACCCGGAGTTTCGTACAATTCGATCGCAAGCTCGACGATCAACGACGCTTCGCAGTTCGTCTATTTCGCACAGCTCAACGACAAGCTCTTCTACGCGGACGGCTATAGCGCACTGCGTTATGTCACGAGCACGAACACGAACTCCGCGATCACTGCCGGCAAGATCAGCCGCATCGATGTGATCAGGCAGGGTTCAAATCACAACTCGATTCCCACGATCACCATATCGGCTCCGCCAAGCGGTGTAACCGCTACGGCCACCGCCATTGTGGCCAATGATGGCAACCTAGTTGCGATTACCATCACGGACCCCGGCAGCGGCTATACGACCGCTCCAACGATTACTATTTCTCCTGCCGCCTCGTCCCACGCGGTCGCATTCGTATCACTCGCCGCTCCCGACAAGCCGCTCTATCTCACCACCCACACCAACCGTCTGTGGGCCGTGTCCGCGGATACCAGCATCCAGCCCGATACCCTCTATTTCTCGGACATCCTCGATGGCGAGTCGTGGGATCCGCTCGGTTCCATTCGTGTCGGTGGCGATGGCGATCCAATCCGCGGGCTCTACTCGTGGTTCGGTTACAAGCTCCTCGTATTCAAGGAACGCTCAATTTGGAGCGTAGATGCCGATCCTACGCAGGATCCAGCCGATTGGGTCATCTCGATCGTCTCTGGCAACATCGGCTGCTCCTCGCACCGTTCGATCACCGCGGTCGGTGCCGATGTATTCTTCCTGTCCCGCGACGGCATCCGCTCGATGGCCCAGATCCAAGCGGGTACCCAGACCAGCGTTGGCCTCGCGCTCAGCAGCCCGATCAACGACCTGATCAGCCGCATCGATAAGACCAAGCTGGAATACTGCGACGGCGTGTTCTGGAACAACCGCTACCTCTTGGCCGTTCCGTTCGTTACCGCTGGTCCGTTCTCCATCGGGTTGGAAAGCGAAGAGGCACTTCTACTCGAATCCGGTGCCACGATTGAACTCGAAGGAACCTTCAACCAGAACAACGCGGTCATCGTCTACCACTCACTGGCCCGCTCGTGGCTCGGTTACTGGGACAACTGGCAGGTCAACGACTTCATCCCAACCGCCTTCTCGAACTTCGGCCCAGTGCTCATGTTCGCCGGCGACATCATCTCGCTCAGTGAAGGTGCAGGCCAAGTCTGGTCGTTCAACGACTACCTGCCCAACACCCGCCTGAGCCCCGTGCAGCAGTCGGCTTACCTCGACGGCGGTAGCACCTACCAATCCACGGTCATCACCAAGGCGTACAATCTCGGTGAACCCATTCCGGACAAGATCGGATACAGCATCCAGATCGCGCTTGATAATCCGTACGCTTCGAGCATCGGCGCATCGCTCTCATACGCCACAAACATGAGCGGGACGTTCACCTCGATTGATCCAGCGATCAGCATCCCGAGCACCCAGAAGTTCCTGGCGGCTTACAACCTCATCAGCCGAGGGCGTTGGAACAACATCCAGTTCAAGATCAACACGACCAGCGGAAGCCGGTTGAGCTTGCAATCCACCATCCTTTCTGGATTCGTAGATTCAGTCCGACCTCAGCAATGAACCCATTTCCAACAGTCAAACTGATCCAAACGCTTGAGCAAGAATCTCGGGTCTTGCATGCTGCAAGCCAGGACAATCATGCGAACATCTATCCGAGCCATGTTGTTGAAAGAAACGGGGAGATCATCGGAGCGGCGTCCATCGCAAGGATCCCGCTTTTGCTGATCTGGAGCCACAGCTCCAAGGTTTCAGCAAGGGACAGCATGCACCTAAAACGAGTTTACGATTCAATAATGGAAACAAAGGGTTATCCAAAATACTTCGTAGCTTGTGACGAAACAAGCCCATATAACTCTTATATGGATAAGTTTGGGTGCGATAAGGTTTGTAAAACACAGATTTTCTTAGGTGGTGTATGAATATTGATTTTAATATATCAAGAGTGCTGGCGCATAGCGTAATGCTGTTCGCCAAAGACGATTGGGCTAAAGACTATTCGTGCATCCCTTGGGGAGAGCCACAGATGTGCTTTGGTAGCTACAAAGCGCCAGACATTGCAGCGGCCAATCGAGAGGCTGTTATGGCCGCGATCGAGACGTTTCCGCTCCAGCGGGAAATCGAAGCTGCGTCGAGGATCGGAACTGAAGGAAGCATCACCACTCCTACAGGCAAAGTCATACCTTATGATTTTACCAAGACTTCCGATATCGCTCAGACTAGGGCTCTTGGCCAAGCATTGGCCGACCTTGCTCCTATTCAGGCGCAGCGTCAGTTGGAGGCCGCTCAGAAGTACGGCACCCAGTTCGCACAACAGCGCCGAGCCGAGCTTCAAGCTCTTGATCCCGAACGGTATGGCACTGCCACCCAGCCTGGTCTTTACGCCCAATTCCTGAGCGACATCGGTAAAGCACCGATCTCTGAGACTTCTCCCACCGCTCCCACCTACGAGCGCGTGGGCATGCCTACTGGCCCACAGGATACCGGATACGCTCAGTCCATCCGCAGCGACCTCGAACGCCAAATCGGAGCCGGCCTTGCTCAGGCTGGCACTCTCGATCCCACGATGATCCGCGCTGCCGAGCAAGCCGCTCGCGCCCGCGGAACCGCTACCGGCAACATCCTCGGCAACCTCTCCGCTTTCCGCGAGGCCCGCGCCGTCAACGAGGCGATCGCCAACGCGGATGTGCAGCGCCGGCAGCAGGCTCTTGGTCTACTCCAAAGCGGCCAGACCACGAGCGATGTCGCCAACCGTCAGGCTCAGGAGGCGTTCAACAACATCCTCGCAGCCACCGGTCAGCGGAATACCGCGATGCAGCAGAGCTTTGCGGGCCAGATGGCCGCTCAGCAGCAGCAGCAGGCCGGTCGCCAGCAGAACATCGCCAACATCCAGTCCGCCCTGGGACTCCAGCCGATTGTCTCGCAAGCTGCACAGCTCGGAGGTCTTCAGCAGGGCGCTTCGCCGTTTGCTGCTCCTCAGCTCATGCAGGGAATGCAGCAGGCGGGTCCGGGTCAGTTGCTCCAGACCGGTGCGAACTTTGCGCTCTCAAACGCTCAGAACGCGTTCGCTGCCTCGCAGGCTGGTTCTCCTCTGAACATCATTCAGGGCATCACCGGTGGTCTTCAGAACCTCGGTTCCGCTTACGGAAGCCAAGGATTCAATCTGGCCGGACCCGGCTGCTACGTGGCCCGCGAGTGCATCCCCGATCAGTGGGAGGCGTTCTACTTCTGGAAGGAACTTGTCGGTCCCAAGTGGTTCAAGAGCTTCTACGACAGCAATGCCGAGAAGTTCGCCAAGTGGCTCAAGGACAAGCCGAAGACCAAGAAGCTCGTGGCCAACTGGATGCTCGGTCGAATCAAGAGCTTGGTGCCTAAGGCTTGATCTATGGCAAACGATACCGGATCAAACTATTTCTTTATACCGGGAGGAGAAGCACCTGCTCCCCCGGTCGCACCACCTCCTGTTACGGAACCGGTATCTCCGTTTGAGAGGTACCTTATGGCTCTGGAGAATCTTCAAGCTCCCGTTGAATTTACACCCAGTTCATATCAGGAACCTTCTGCTCCAGCGTTTACGCCGATGGTGGCTCCTGCGGCTGTACGGGTATCTCCAGCCAGTAAGTTTGGGCCTGTGACTCCCTCCGGATACGCCCAGCCTCCGGTCGATCCGCTGAGCTACTACTCGCCTCCTGAACCGCCTCCTGAACCGACTCCGTACACAGGTGGTCCCACAAGGTGGTGGGAAATCAATCTTCCCGCTTTGGATCTGAGCAATATCCAGACGTTTACTCCGGTTTCATCGCCTGATCCTGAGCCAACCTCGCCTCCTGTATCTCAGCAACCAACCTACAGCAGCGAGGGAGAAGACTCTGGAACCAGCCTGATAACCGATGAAAACAGGGAAAGGTACATCAGGGAAGGCGGGATGAATCTTCAGGGACCATCGGAACCCACTCCGGTGAATCCTCTTCCTGAGACATCTCTCCCAAAGGTGGAAGATGTTAATACCAACATTTTCTCAGGCGTTGTCACAAACCCCGTCCAAGGAGGCGAGAAGCCTTACTACATAGAGGACACTGGTGTTGCCGGCCCCGCTATAGAGAGCAAGCCTATCACTCCAGGGTTGATCCCGTTGGATAAACCTCAATTCACCTTACAGCCCACAACCAGTTTTCCGTCAACGACCACTCGCAACCCGATCGTCCTCCCCGGCACCTCGGTGTTCAGCAGGCCAGTTACCACAACCGCTCTGCCAGAACTTCCGGTCAACCCCGTTCCGGTCAACCCCGTTCCGGTCAACCCCGAGCTGACTCGCAACATGGAGACCATGCCGGGCCGGTACTTCCGCGATATCAACTACGATCCCGAGGAAATCCTCGCCGCGGCGATGCGAAGCATGGGCGGTCGCATGGCCCGCCGGTCCATCCTCAACGAACTCAGCTAACGATCTATGGCTACACCCATCAATCTCGAAGCCGCTGCTTCCCAGCGCATCAATCCGTTCCTCAAGGGCCTGACCATGTTGACCGGAGGTTTGGCCGGCGAGTTCACTGGCACCAACGAGCAGATCCGTGAGCGTAACAAGGCCCGTCAGGCGCTGCTTCAGGAAGAGCTGAACAAGCGTGATGAGCAACGGATGCTTGAGCGCCAGTTGATGGTAAACGCGCTTCAGCAGGGAATCGCTGCTCCAGAGGGAGCTACGCTTGAAGAAAAAATGGCCGACTTCAATCGTAAGAAGATCCGGCGAGATGTGGCAGCCGGAGAAGGCCGTGTGTTCGGGTACGGACAGACCATGGGTCCGTCCCAATATCAGGCGGAACCTGCGTTCCAAGTTGCCGCCGCGGAATCTCAGGCAGCGGCTGCTAGCCGTCTTGGTGAAATTACACAAAGAAGGGATATAGCTGCCGAGGAAAACCGTCAGTTCCTGATGGGTCGTGGTGTTCCCATTCCTGAAAACGCCACGGCTGGCCAACTTGAAGCTCTTCGACGCACTGAAGATATCAAGATGCAGTCGGCTATTCCGTTTGAGCAACGTGGAGAAGTCGCCAAAGCAGGATTGAGAAGACTGCAAGCCGCAGGTGCTTATCCGTCACCGATGGATGTTTCCAAGATGACGGCTGCTCAGGCTATTGCGGAAGAAGAGCCTGCTTCCAAGCAGTATGCCGAGAGTCAGCGCGTGTTTGCGTTTCAGAAGCGTGAGCAGGCTGAACAAAACGCTGTTCGTGGATTCATGCAGGAAGCTGCCAAAGAAGCTCCTGATCAGGCTAAATTGCAGGACTTGTTCTATGGTCTTCCTGTTGATGCCCAAAAGGATGCCCGTAATCGCCAAGTTGCAGGGGTTACAAGCGTTGCAACTCCTAAAGAGCGTGAACAGCTCACCAAGTATTCTGGCCTACTTTCAAGGGCTCAGACACTTGCTGGAAATATCTCTGAGTTGGCCAAGAGCGAGGATCTTTCTAAGGTCTCTCAGCAGAACTTCAATGGATTCACGAGCTGGTTTCGTGGTATTCAGAACAAGTATGGCTCCGAGGATCCAAGGGTTGCTCTGCTTAACGACGTTGTTCAGCAGTTTGAGCAAGTTGTCGCCGGCACTCGCAAAGACCTGTTTGGCGCTTCGCTCACTGGAAACGAGTTGGTATCAGCACGTTCTCAGTTCGGTGATCCAAACTCCGCAAACTTCCTTCCTCGAATGATCACGTTCTTGGATAGCGTGTTCAGCCGAGATGTTGTGCAAGAGGACTTCAAGGACTTCGGGATCCAAGTTCCTGAAGCTCTTGAGAAGCGAACCCAAGACGCTCGTAATAACTGGCTCAAGGCTCGTGAGAACTTCAATTTTGGTGGAAAGAAACAAGGACTCAGTGCCGACAAGGAAGCTCGTCTTCGAGAACTCCGCGCTAAGAAGAACGCTCAATAAAATCATCTTATGGCTCAACTTACCGCAGCAGAAGAGGCTGAACTCGCAGCACTTGAGGCAGAACTTGTCAAAAGGGATGTCTCGGAAGAGTCGCAGTCCAGACAAGAGCGTCTTCGGATGATGGCAGAAGCCCGCGGAGGTGGGATATCCGCTGGCCCTATCAGCCCTCAGGCAACGGCGACTGGACTTCGCTACGGAATTCCTTTGGCTGCTGGACTTGCGACTGGTCCTGCTTCTGGACTTGCTGCAATTGCGCGGTCCGCGCTGATCGGTGGCGGTTCTGCTGGTGCCGGCGAAGCTGGTGCTCAGACGGTTGAAAAGCTTGCAGAAGGACGGGAATATCGCCCTGGTCAGATTGTCGGAGCGACGATTCGAGGAGCTGCTCCGATCATAAAAGATGCTCCACTCAAAACCATCGGAGCCGCCGGTCTTTCTGGCCTACTGGGTGGCGCGGCAGAAGGTAAGGTTCAAGGTGTTGGATCGGCGCTTTATGAAACGGGAATGGGTGCTGCTCCTGTTGGGGTTGTGCAATCCATTGGTGGCGCTAGCAAATCCCTAGGAAACCTGCTTTCCAAAGGAATCCAGAAAGCCGAGGACATTGAGCGTATCGGTCCTGGCGTTGAGGCCACGATTGGTCAGGCGTTTCCGGAGTTCGCTGGTCTCGAATCCCGTGTTTCTGCTCAGACTGGAAGCCAAGCACTCAAGGAGCGACTGAATCAGCAGGCCGATGCAATCACTCGCGCTGTTGTCGGCGTTTCCGGAATGGCTGCTGAGACCTATCCCGATATTGTGAGGCGCGTAGCCTCTTCACTCAGCAACATGGACCCAGCCTCGATCGAGAGGTTGGCCAATGAGGCTGATGCGGTGAACACTGCTCGCAACGCTGTCGAAAAGGCTCGCACTGGGGCGCAGCAGAGCTTGCTTCAGGAGTCACTCTCTGAGGCCGAGAACGAGTTCCGCAAGCGCATCGATCTGGAGACGATGGCCGGTGGATTGAAGGCTGGAGGTGTGAGACCGTTCCAGTCCGCTGCGATGGGCCGAGAGGTCGAGACCGTGTTCGATGATGCTCGCAAGGCGTTCTCCACCAAGGCGAATGAACTTTATACTCCGGTCAAACAGTTCGAGAACGATCCGGTGTTCACTCTGTACACCAAGCCTTCGGCTAATGTGAACTCGGTTCAGGATGAGGTGCTTGATGTCCTTGCGAAGTATCCACAGCTCTCAACCGGTGCTCAGGGTGCTCAATTCACTCCGTACTTCTCTCGCTTGCAGTCCGTTCTTGAAAACCGCAATCCCGCGTCTCTGAACGAACTGCGGGCTATTCGGGAGAACCTCTACGCTGCCGCGGATTCAGCGGGCCAATCGTTCGGCACTCGCGCTCAACGAGACATCCGCAACATCGCCAACAGGATCACCGAGACGATCGACTCTCAGGCTCCTTCAGCGTTCGGTCAGGCCAATGCAGACGCGTTGAGAACCGCCAACGACTTCTACTCCAAGTTCCGTTCTCGATTTGACGAGTTCGGAGTCGCTCAAGCGTTCAAGCCTGAACGCATGGAGACCGCTCAGATGGCTGAGTCGATGCGCGGACGTGTCGCCAAGCAGGGCGTCGAGACTCCTGCGTTCCAGAATGCGATTACGCTTCTTGATGACCTCAAAGCGGCTGGTGCTCAGGGCGTTCCTGACTCCAAAAAATTGGCCGACATCACGCGCTCCGGAATTGTCGATCGTTCGCTCAATGCTGAGACCGGAGAACTGAATCTCCGCCAGCTTGCCAACGACCTGAACAACATCGAGCAGCAGAGCCCTGGTGGGTTGGCCAAGCTTGGGTTCGGAACTACTCAAGAACTCAAGCGGTTCGTGCGGTTCGTGACCGGACTTCCGGAAGCGGAGAAGGTTGGTCCTGAGAAGATCGTCCAGCTCATCAACCAAGAGACTCCTGCGGGCTTCGCGGTCGCTTCCAGAGCCGTTCAGACGCTTCCTGATGTCGCAACCGTCGATACGGTCATCTCGGCCCTCCAAAGACGCGCTACGGGCGGTTCCAAGCCGGCAAAGGAGGCTCTGGACTCCATTCGTGCGCGTGAGATCGAGGATTTGCTCCTTCAGGTGCAAGGCGGACGCCGTGGTGCAGCTACCGGAGCCGTTGGAGAGCTTGCTGATCCCGCAAATCGAGCCCGAATCGAGCGAATCCTTGGCCCGCAGCTTCTTTCGACGGTCGAAAAGCAATTCATACCCGGATTTCGGGTGATTGAGGAGGCTCGTCAGGCTGCTGGACAGGCTGGATCCACGGTGCGAGGCGCTGCGTTTGAAAAGGTTGGCCGAAAAGCATCTGAATTGCCGATTCAAGCTGCTGGCGGGAAGGGCGCAGCAGGAGCCTTGTCGTTTCTTGGATCGATGGTCGATGCTGCTGGATACGCGCTGGTTTCAAAGGCGATAGCGAAGGGCGCAGGTGTCAGCGGAATGCGTTCTCGACGCGATTTCCTGAATGATATCGTCAGGATTTCACAGCTTCCAAGCGCCGCACAGCTCGACGCTTTGAGGCGATACGCGGGCGAAGAACCCGAAGCGGAATAATTTCCGCAAGAAATAGTTTGCAACACTCGGCAACACGGGGTAACTTCTTCCCCGTGAGCGTAAAACTACTCTCGATCAAAGAGATCGCACAGACGCTCGGGACTCATCCCGAGACCGTGCGTCGATGGATCAGGGATGGTCGGCTTCCGGCAATGAGAGCTACGAAGCGCACGATCCGTGTCCGCTCCGACGTCATCGAGCAACTACTCAGAAACAACAGCAAATGAACGCAATCGCAACGACAACGCAACAGGCTGATCCATCCGCTGAGATGTACAGCAAGATCGCAGACCCCATCACCGCCATCGAGAAGATGGGCGAGTGGATAGCTTCCAGCGGCATGCTGGGATGTACCAAGGTCGAACAGGGCAAGCTCATCGCGTGGCAGTGCGCCGCCGAAAGAAAGACCCCGTTCGACTTCCGCAGGGAATACCACATCATCAACGGCTCCTTGAGCATGCGCTCCGATGCCATGCTGGCCGGCTACCGTGCCCGCGGCGGCAAGGTGCTGTGGAAGCAGTTTGACACCAAGGCCGCGATCGCGGTCTGGACCTACGATGGTAACCAATGCGAGATCGGGTTCTCCACCGAGGACGCAAAGCTCGCTGGTCTCCTGCCCGCCAAGCCGGGTTCCGGGTGGGCCAAGGATCCGGGTGCCATGCTCCGCGCTCGGTGCATCAGCAAAGCGATCCGCATGCTCGCTCCTGAAGTGGTGGCCGGCATCTATACTCCGGAAGAGACCGAGGACTTCCAGCCCGCTGCCGCCGAGGTTGCTGTCGCTCCCACCAAGAGCTTCGATCTCGTTGCCAAGCTCGAAGAACTCTTCGAGTCACGCGAGTCCGACGTGAACGCGCTGCTGCTCAAGGCTGGTCGAATCAAGGAAGGTCAGACATTCCGCGATCTGGACGACACCTTCGCAAGCAAGTACATCAGCAAGCCTGACCTCATCCTGAGCAAGCTGCCCGTCATCGTCACCCCCGAGATCGTGAACGCGGAGGTGCAGCCGTGAAACCATTCAATCAACTGACCGACTCCGAGGTGCTCAACCTCTCCAACGAAGACCTCAACGATGCCATCCTATTGGAGGCAATCAATCGAGGTATCCAACCGCCAATCACACTTTCAGAAGCACTACGCCGCAGCGAGTGGCGCGGCTACACCAAGCCTGCTGAAGCCATCAAGGTGTTCTCGTTTAAGATTGGATACCACAGCTCAAACTTTGCGTTCCTCGATGAGAAACTCGCAGAGAAAGCCTTGGAAGGAATGATCTGCATTGATGAGAACAGCTACAGCTATCCCAAAATCAAAATCACCAGCGACACTCCTCAGATTGTTGTAAAGTACGTCGGTGTCGAAGCTGGTTCACAGAAGGCTTCAAAATTTGAGGAGTTCACACAGGACGACACTGAGTTTAACAAGGTGCGCGACGAGTGCCTTGAGCGGTACAGCGAGGTGCGCCAACAAGCGTACAACGCCAAGGTTAGGCAGGAGAAGCGCACCGAGTACCTGCGTCTTGCCCGTGGGGACGAGGAGATTGCCAAGTCGTTCTGGGCAAAAGTGGAGCTCGGAGAGTGGCCTGTTGCTGACACGAACGGAGGTGCCCAGTGAGCGGAGAAATCATCTGCAACATGCCTGCTGCCATCTACCACGGCACCAAGGCTCTCTCGAAGTCCGGGCTCGATCAGTTCCGCAAGTCGCCCGCTCACTTCCGCGCTTGGCAGGATGGAGTCACCAAGAACGAGTCGTCGCCCGCGCTGGAGTTCGGCACTGCTGTCCACATGGCCATCCTGGAGCCTGAGCTGTTCGCCAAGTCCTACACGGTGTTCACCGGCGATCGCCGCACCAAGGATGGCAAGGCAGCCTACGAGGCGGTCATCGCTTCTGGCATGAACCCGCTCAACCAAGAGCAGTGGGACAACATCACCGGAGCCGCCGCCGCGGTTCACGCTCACCCCGCCGCCGCTCCGCTGCTCAACGGAATCCAGACCGAGGTCTCGTGCTTCGACACTTGGATGGGCGTGAAGGTCAAAGCTCGCATCGATGGCCTCGGCAAGGACTACATCATCGATGTCAAAACCACCCAGGACGCCTCACCCGCGGCCTTCGGTAAAAGCTGCGCCCAGTTCCGCTATCACGTGCAGGCCGCGTGGTACCGCCAGATCACTGGAATTCAACGGTTCGTGTTCATCGCAGTCGAGAAGGAAGCACCCTATGGCGTGGCCTGCTACGAACTCGATGAGCAGGCCATCAGCCTCGGTCACAGCATCATCGAGGAGCAGCTCAGAACCTACGTCGAGTGCGAGCAACTCAACTCGTGGCCCTGCTACTCGTCCCATATCCAATCACTCTCGCTGCCCGCGTGGGCGGCTCGTCAGTCCGAATAACAGCAACACACATCCCAACACATGAAATTCAAAGTCGATCGTTCCCAAGCCGAAGTGAAGCCGTTTGACGGTCCCGGCGAATACACCGTCGTCATCCAGTCCGCCAAGGACGAGGGTCTCGATAAGAGCGGTAACAGCGTAGCCACCCTGCGCTTAAAGGGTAGTGACGGAGAGATTCTTAGTGACAGGTTTGTCTTAAAAGAAAGCCAGATGTGGCGCATTCAGGCGCTGATCAGCGCGACCGAGGCCAACATCGATGACGGTGCCGAGTTCGATTTTAGCGTCAACGGAGCCTTCTTCCGATTCCTCCAGGGCTTCGTTGGGCTGTCGATGATCGTCGTCCTTGAAGAGGAGAAGTACACCGACAAGAAGGGGCAGGAGCAGACCGCCCTGCGTGTTCGTCGCATGAAGAAGGTGCCATCCGATAACGACACCATCTAACCACTAAACAAAAGCCCCCCGGAGTTTGCAGCCTCCGGGGGGTGACATGAGTCCAAAACAACAAAGCGCAACGACACGCTATGCAGACCAAAGATCATCCCGAAACGAACTCGACGCAAGCATTTCTGCTTCGTCCCTACCAACAACGAGCGGTCGAATGGGCTTTGCTTGCCCATAGCGGACTCATCATCGCACCCGCGGGAAGCGGCAAGACACTGATCGCTTCCTCGATCATCAAACACGCTGCTAACAAATTTCCCAATGTCAGCTTTGGTTGGCTCGCTCCAACCCGTGAGACATGCCAGCAGGCAATCGCTTCTCTTAAGGCCGTTGGCGTGGATCCATCCCGAGTCGAAGTCCGGTGCCCGCATGAGTCAGTCGATTTCTCCAATAAGACCATCCTGATCGTCGATGAGGCGAAGCATGCTCCAGCGGCCACGTGGCGAAAGATCATTGAGTCATGCCCAGGATCGATCTTTGGATTTGACGCCACGCCTTGGTCTGATGACCCAGAGCGCAACGCCGCACTTCGTTATCTCTTTGCCAACAACAGCTTCGAGATCAAGCGCGAGGAACTCGAAGGAGTTTTGGCCCACGCAACCGTGTACATGCACTCGGCCAGCGACAAAGGTCTCCAGCAGAAGATCGATGATCACATCGAGATGCTCTTCAACGATCGCAAACGCTACATGCGAATCAAACACTCCGAACTTCGCGCCATGTGCGCTTGGGAAGCGATCACCGAGATCGGAATCTGCAAGAACATGGAGCGAAACGGAATGGCCGCGATGATGGCATCAGCAGGTGGATGTTCCAATTCTCCAACTCTGGTTCTGGTTCCACGAGTCACACTCGGGATGTGGTTCGCATCGCTGCTGTCTGGCGCTGTCTGCATTCACTCGAAGGTTCCAAAGAAGGTCCGAGCCAATGTCATGGATGCGTTCAGGAAAGGAGACATCCAGATCTTGGTCGCCACATCTCTGGCCGATGAGGGGTTGGATCTGCCGAACATTCACACGCTGGTCATGGTGTCCGGTGGTCGGAGCACCCAGAAGACTATCCAGCGGGCCAGCCGTGCATTGCGCCGTGCGCCAGGAAAGGACCACGCGATCATCCACGATTTCCGAGACACCTTCCATCCGCTGGCAGAAGCCCACGCCAAGAAGCGCATCAAGTGCTACAAGGAACTCGGATGCCACTTCGCATGAGCACCGCACTCACCATCGTCTCCATGGCCGTGCTGATGCCCCTCTGCGTGATCGCAGACATCTACGTAGGCTACACTCTCACCATCAAGTCCCAACAAACAACCAATGAGCAATCAAATCGTAATCGCATGTGACCCAGGTATGGGCGGCGGGTTCGCTGTCCAGACAAAGGACGGCATCCTACTGTTCCCAATGCCCGAGTCACTCCCCGACATGGAGCAACTCCTGACCGGCTTCAAGCTGGCAGATAGCCACCTGTGGATCGAGAAGGTTCCCAAGTTCGTGAGCAAGCTGACCCCGGCCTCCGCGGTCGCCACGCTCCACGAGAACTACGGCATCATCCAAGGTCTGGCCTACGCCACCGGCTACGCGCTCCACCGCGTCGAGCCCAAGGTATGGCAGGAACCGCTCGGACTCGGAGGTCGCAAAGCCTGCGCCACTGGTCCTGAGTGGAAACGTAAGCTGAAGAGCAAGGCCCAGGAGCTGTACCCTCACCTCGATGTGACGCTCGGCAACGCGGACGCGCTTCTGATCCTCCACTACGCCCAGGGAGGTGGCCGATGAGCGAGCTGGCCAAGAAGATCGAGCAGCAGGGCAGCGGCGTGTACCAGATGACCAGCAAGGAAGCAGGCGAGGCATACCGCGCTGCGAAGAAGGTCAAAGCGTATCAGATCACGTACTGGAACCGGAAGAAGAAGGAGGCGAAATGAGCGATACACCGAGAACGGATGCGGCGTATTTCAAACATCACGCTACCATGTACGATCTTGCAGGCGAGATGAAGCTCATGGAACACGAACTCAACGCGGCCAACGAGCGCATCAAGCGGTTGGAGCAGGAATTCAATGAGCTTGGTTCAGATGCAGCTGAGTTGCTAAATTCAAATGGAGAACTTGAAAAACGCATCAAGCGGCTGGAGGAGGCGGGGGATGCACTCGCCAACAATCACAACCCGTTTACGTTTATCGACTGGAACAAAGCCAAGGAGGCCAAGCTGTGAATCTCGCACCAGACAACTGCCCATTCTGCCAATCCGCGATCATGGTGCATGGCGGAAACCTACTGAGGTCGGATAACTGCGGATTCGCTACCTACGAATGCCGTACCGTTTACGATGTCGAACTGTCTGACAATCAATGGGAACGGGCAGAGCAATCTATGGCATGTCGGACTCGTGAAAATCAACTGCTGACAAAGCTGCGTGATGAGGCCCATGAGCGCATCAAGCGGCTGGAGGAGGCTGGGGATGCAGTCGAAGAACGACTGGGATGTGGGTGTGGATGCGGTGGGCCTTGTCGGGCTTGCCGTAACGAATCCGAGAACTGGCGCAAAGCCAAGGAGGCCAAGCCGTGAGCCATATAGTAGATGCACACGTTGCATATTGCAAAACGATCAGCGATCTGAGTCGGGATAAGACAGAGCTTCTTGAACGCATCAAGCGGCTGGAGGAGGCTCTTGATGAGGTTTACCACGCAGGTCGAGTCGGAGCGAGCTTACGCGCTGAAAAAGCATGGCACAAAGCCAAGGAGGCCAAGCTGTGAGGCGGTACTCCATCGAGCGGCTTCCGCACATGCCGCCAAAAAACGGATTTGTGATTCACACACCCGAGTTTTCCGTGCTCGCGGACACCGCCCCGCTCACGATTGTGAAGGAGCTCAATAGGCTGCTGGATAGGAACAGGGCGCTGGAGGCCGCTATCCGCACAACGCTCGACGCCAACCGGCACCTCGCTGACGGCGACGACTGCACACTGATTCAACTCAAGAAGGAGCTACCCGAGTGGGTCTAACCAAGAAGGAGGACATCGATTGAGCTACCATCAGTCAGGCCAATTACCTCACCATCAGTACTGCTTCGTCGAAGCATCCTTCCTCGGATTGTCCGGAGCAGCATTCATCCCCTGCGTCTGGTTCGGACTAGTATCCATCCCCGGCAGAATGTGGGGCTGCACCATCATGCTCGAATGCGGAGCGGTCTATCGCGCCGTTCCACCCCACGCCATAACATTCAGCTCCGATCCAGAGCTTCTCTGGACACCGCAGCAAGCCCAGCGATGGGACTGCTACGGAACTGACTTCACCACCATCGAGTACACCTTCCTCCGAGGACTCGAATGCCAAGTCAAATGCGCCGATCAAATCACCACCGGCGACTACCTCTTCACCGCCGCTCCCATCGGCGATAGCTGGAGCCGCCAACCCAACCAAGCCAAGGAATTCATGTTCATCCGAACCGATGGCGAACGACTCACCATCCAACCCACCGACAAGGTCATCTTCATCGAGAAGTCATTCACCGAACCACACTGGCCCACCGGCCTGCGAACCACCGACAAAATCTACACCTGCGAATGAAACCATGAGCGATACCCCGCGCACCGATGCATACGTCGAGTTCTGGCTCAAAGATCGCCTCGCGCTCTGGCCCGACTTCGCTCGAAACCTGGAGCGTGAAATCAACCAAATGAAAAATGAGTACACTAGCAAGATTCGGATTGACCAAGGAAGCAATGGAGCGGATGGTGGGCGTTGTCAAGCCGTTCAAAGACTCGAACCCTCGGATCGAGAGGCGGTGGCTGGCGATCCCGGACGAGATCAAGACCGCCATCCTCGAAGCCCACCCAACCTACACCTACCGTGAGTTGGCCAAGAAGTATGGCGTGTCCCTAACCAGCGTATGGAAAATCAAGAACCAAAACCAAAACAACAAGAATTAGAGGAACTACAACGATGGAAGCAGTTATGTCACGAATTGGCCGCATGCTTGGGCTGCGGCTGCACAACTCAAACCGGCCTGTGCATGCAGTGCCACAAAACCCACAAACGATACCGAGCAGTCCAAATACCCCTTCGATGAAACTCCGCGAGTCCATAAACCAAGTCACCGAACTGCGAGATAAGGGCCACACCTACAAGGCCATTGGCCAACAAATCGGGTTCACAAAGCAGCGAGTCCACCAGATCCTGCGATCTGCCAAGACGCTCAAGGAGAAGGAGAACCTGTGGACCAACGGACTCAGCGCCCGCAACGTAGCAATCCTATCGAAGCTCCACATCACCTCACGCGAGGTCGCCATTCACTCGATCAATACCGGTGACATCAGGCCATTCAAGTGGGCCAACTATGGTGCCACTTCGTACACCGAACTCTGCGAGTGGCTAGGCATTCAGCCGGTCGCCAGTACCGCCAACAGCCGAAGCTCACGCATCACCAAGCTCTGCCCGCACTGCAACAAAGCCCTATGAGCCGACATTCATTCCCACTCGTCGAATCCATCAAGGTGGTCCATCTCTCCGAAGGACGAACCATCCGAGTGTGGCGTGATCGCACCAAAGAGAATCTGAAGACCAACTACGGCGATGGTGATATCCACCTCACCTGCGTGGCCCAAGCTCATGATCCCATCGAGATGATCAAGACTCTGGCCCGCTTGGAGAATGTTCGAGCCGTTGAGTTGGTCGATCAGAAAGGCAACGGAATCAAAGTCCACAAACAATCCTGACCGAATGCACAAGTCCTCAACACACGACATCGTCAACGCACTCAACATCCTGTCATCCGAGATCCATTCATTCGATGGGGCGGCAAACGCCCTATGCGCCGAGGCATCAGCGCGGATCCTCGAATTGGTAAACCTGACCAAGGATCTGACCGCGCACATCGTTTCCAATCCGGTGCATCACCCCAAGTGTAACGCCGCAACCAAGGGCAACTATTGCAACTGCATGTTGTCCAAACTCTCATCACCATGAAGACTCCACGCCACGAGCAGCCATGGTACTCATACCGGCTCGAAAACAACAAGAAGCCCGAACCACTCACAGAAGAAGAGAAGACCATCATGAGCGGCGTGAACCGCAAGCTCATCGAAGACGCCCCACGGCTCATCGCCTACGGCATCAAGAAAGGATGGATCTCCTACCCCAAGAAACCTCGCACCCAACACACATGGATCACCAAGGACAGCCCACCGCTC